TCTGCGATACGGTCGGCTTCGACTGGCGACCCGCCGCATGAGAAAGCAAGAAATGATTCCATCTATATAGGACGAATATGGATATTTTACAAGTGACTTATGGCGGCGGTTTTCTTGCGCACCAGTTCGGCATCGTCGTATTGATCCAGCTCATAGAGCTTGAGCAGTACGCGGCCTAACCATGGCTCACCGCGAATCTGCCCTGGACGCTGCGGTTTAAAAATATGCAGCACTTCCTCGGCGGGCACGCGCACCGTTTCCTTGGCGGTACCAAACAACGCCGCATCGCCGGGGTGTTCGCGGTACAAATGATACGCCACGCGCTGTCCAAGGCGGTTAAACTCAATGCCGCCCCTGATAAAGTTGTCGTTTGCCAGCGGTTTGTTGTTACTGGCGTCCAGATGCTCGGCTTCCAGCGTTTGTAGTTGCAACGGAACGCTGAGGCCATCTTCAGGACGGCGCACCCTCAACCGCACGAAGCATTCGCCCCCCTCAACCATGGCGCGGCAGATCAGCGCCTGCAGGCCGTAAAAGTCCGTCAACCCCGCGCTGTCTGCCTCATCTGTCCATTCCAACCAAAGGGCTTGGATTTGCTGACGCAGGTCGGGTTCCTCTGTTTTCGATTGCGGTTTGATACCCGTACCCACGGCATTCGCCACAATCGCCTCGATGCCGTTGGCGGCATAGGCATTCTTGCGTGCCATGTCGCGGCTGCGGGAGCGCAGCAGCGCTGCATCCTGAAACAGAATGGCATTGGCGGAATCAGTCGTTGGCACCCACGTTTGCAGACGCCGTCCCGTGCCCGCCGCATCATAGCCCAAAGCCTTGGCTTTAGGGCGTTTCAACCAGCCAAAAATGGTCATTCCACACCTTTGCTGGTGAACACACGGATCTGGTGGGTTTTGGCACCCGTGGTGCTTTTAACCTCTTGGCGGATACGGTCGCGCAGGGAAATCAATTCGCCTAGCTGCACCTGGCTGTAGCTCACGGTTTTGCCGTCGTAGGCAACGGACGCCACCCGCTCACCGCTTTGCAGTTTGCGGATGGCGGTTTCGATGTCGGTCAGGTCTTGGTCGGTGTAGGGCATATCAGGTCATCCAGCGCGACCGCGTTACGCGGGGGCGCCCAGGTTTGTTTGTTGTCACAGGTTCAATGGGACGGCGCTCGGCAGGTATCAGTTGTGCTTCCAAATTCTGCCAATGGCGGTCGGTAAAGCGTTCGATGCCAAGGGTGATAGCGGCGGCGCGGGCGTAAATGCGGCAGTCGAGGGCCTCGTTGCGTTCCCGCAATTTCTGCCATTCCCGTTTTGGGTAGCCCTTGACGGTCTTGGTCACCAGCTGTTCGGCGGTCAGCTGCTTGAAGTATTCCGCTTCATACTGCGGAAAATGGCAGTATCCGACGGGAAACTGGCTGTCTTCACCGCACTGGAGCTTCAGCCACTGGTAAAGCTCAGATTTCAGCAGCGAAACCCCCACTGGCCAGACTTTTACGCCGCGCCGCAGGCGTTTGCCGCCGATATTCACGTCGACTGCCGTGGGGGCACCCACCGGCGCTATCGCCCGTTCCACGCCCTTCACCGCCAGCACGCGGCCGGTTTCCTGCCGGCGGCACCACGCGTAGACATCCTGCGTGGCAAAGCCCGTATCCACCGCCAGGGCGCGGATCATGAGATCAACGCCACTGGCATGGAGGAAGGGTTCTGTCAGCAAGGCTTGCAGTTGTTGCCAGACAGCTTCTTGTGCCGGATCACCGTATAAAACACGGTAATCCACCGACCAGCTTTCTTTGCCTTTCCCCCACGCAACCACCTCAACCTCGATGCGGTCTTTCTGGATGTCGGCACCGGCGGTCACTAGCAAACCCGATGCGGGGATAATCCCGAGAGGATAGGTTTCCCGCCGTTCATAAAGCCGCTGCCAGTCCGGCGCTTCGCCGCGATCCACCCAGGTTTCGCCCAGCACGGTGTTCACCCAGACTTTGAGCTGCGCTTCATCATCTTTGGCTTTCAAAAAACCCCGTACCGCCTGTTCCCACGAAAACCAGCCGACCGGGCTGTAGAGCGATGACAGGTGATACCCGCGTGTTTTGCCATCACCAACCGCTGTGCTGCGCCATTCGCCGCCCTCCAGCATGCGGCTTTTGCCGTGGTTGGGAATGGGGGTGTCGCAGGCTTCGCAGTGGTAGCGTACCGTGGCGGGGTCATTATCCTGCCAGCGGATTTGAGCCCATTTCAGCACCTGCATATGCCCACACACGGGGCACGGCACATGGAAAAAGCGCTGATCAGAGGATTCAAATTCCTTTTCAATGCGGCTGAGGCCGCTGACGGTCGGTGTAGAAACCTCTAATATTTTTCGTCGCGCAAAGGTCGCCGTTCGTTGCACCGCCAATGAGACGGGATCACCTTCACCGTCGGCATCGCCGGGGTAACCGTCGATCTCGTCCATGAACAGGTAGCGTACCGGCATAGAGCGTAAGCCCACGGCGCTGTTGGCGCCGGTAATCACGACGATACCGCCGGGGAATTCTTTCGATTGCACGGTGTTGCCCGCATCTCTTGAACGCGGGTCTTTGACCTTGGCGCGAATCGCGGGCGTATCGTCAATCAGCGGCGCAAAACGTCCCTTGCTCCAGCGTTTGCCCATTTCCACCGTGGGCAATACCACCAGCATCGGCCCTGGCGCTTGGTCAATGACATAACCGATCCAGTTGTTGCCGGCTTCGGTGCCTCCGACCTGGGCGCCCTTCATAAAGACGACCTTCTCAACCCCACTGGAGGGCGACAGGCAGTCCATGATCTCGCGTAGGTAAGGCGTTCTGTCCGTGCGCCACCGCCCTGGCTCAGCGGAAGCCGTTTGCGACAGCATCCGAAACTGATCCGCCCACTGCGACACCGTCAGCAGCGGATCTGGCCGCAGGCCGTCGCTGAAGGCGGCGTTGTAAATCTCAAAAGCTGTCGGCATCGGACAGTTCCACCAGGACGGTACGGATTTCGGTGGTCAGCAGGGTGTGTACTTTGGTGGCGTCATGCTCGGCGGCGAGTATTGCCGCCAGTCGATCCGGCAGGTTCAGCATCCCGTCCCGCACGATGCGGGCGCGGCGGAAGGCGGCGATGCGTACCTCATCGGCACTGACTAGTTTGCCGGTCTCTGCTTTAGCCTTGGCCTCCAACAGTCGTCCGCGCTCAACCTCGGTTTTAATCCGGCTTTTGAGCAGCAGGGTGGAGAGGCTTTGGCCCCCACCTTCCACTGGTTCCTCGCTGGATGTTTGCCGTAACGGCTCACGGAGGGCGGCCAGTGCGGCTTCTGCCTGCACCGTATCCACCTTGCCATTGGCGAGACGAATCGTGCCTTGTTTGATCAGCTTGGCGGCATATTGCCGTGAGAATCCTTTTTGCCGTGCCCATTCAGACGGGGTAAGGATCATTTTTAAGAAGTATTTTTTGCGGCAATGACGGGAATGGCTGCCAGAACGTGACGTTGATGGTCAGCAGATAGGGTGCGAAAGAGGGCGATCAATTCCTGTTCAATCTCGGTGAGGTGGACGGCATCCGGCAGCGGTTCCCAAAAATAATCCATGCCCACCTGTAACAAAGGGGCCAGCAGCATCAGGCGCGCCGCCGAAATCCGGTTGATACCCCGCTCGATTTTTTGCAGTTGTTGAAACGTGATCCCCAAATGGTGCCCAAGGTCCTTTTGGGTCAAACGAATGGCCCGGCGTCGCTGTTTGATTTTTTGTCCGATGATTCCACTTAAGGCGCGCTCTTGATCTTCCATCCATAATCCTATTTTTACATTAAAAACAATGCACTAATGGCTTGTTGTTTTTTAGCGTAAAGACAGGCGGATCTCAAGAAAAATAACGATTACACACTTGAAAATAAATGGTTTTATGGCTTGATAAGCCCTAAAAAAGAAGCCTTGGTGGATCCCAAGCGGACACCGCTTATTTTGTTCACCTTAATTCAGGAGCTTTTTATGACACACTCTTCCAAAACCCCCAGCAAACAGGCCCTTCTTCTAGCGTTACTGAGCCGTCCCGAAGGCGCTACCCTCGGTCAAATTATGGATGCCACGGGCTGGCAAAAGCACAGCGTGCGGGGGTTCATCAGTGGGTTTATCAAGAAAAAACGCGGTTTGACGATCGTTTCTGAGAAACGTGAGGGGGTTCGTTTTTATGCTCTGACCCCCCAAAACCCTGAAATGCAGAAAGAAGACGCAGGGGGCCTGGCCGAAGCCTAAAGCGACCCATCTGTCCACCCGATAGGCCGGCCCATCTCAGGCGTCTAAGGCAACCGATACCAGGTTGCTTTACCGGTGCCCTCGCGGACGAGGTGTCCCTGTTCCTGCAACCTTTTGAAATGTTCCTTGAGGGTATTGCGACTGGCACTGGTCAGGCGGATCATATCGCCCATGCTTACCCGGCCACGGCTGCGGGCTTCGTCAATGATTTGTGCGGCTAGCTCTGGCAGGGCGGCCAGCATCAGTTTTTCCCGTTCTATTTTTTCAGCCAAGCGGCGTTTGTGCTGCTGTAAGGCGCGCAGGAAGAACACAAGCCAGGGTTGCCAGTTGGGGGCGTCGGTGCGAAGCGTGGCCTGCGTCTGGCGCAAGGCGAGGTAATAGCTCTCTTTGCTGTTCTCAATCACGCTTTCGAGGGAAGAATATGGCACATAGGCATAGCCAGCCTGCAGCAACAGCAACGTGGTTAGAACGCGGCTCAAGCGACCATTGCCATCCTGAAAGGGGTGAATCGCCAGAAAGGTAACAACAAAAATGCCGATGCTGAGCAAGGGGTGCAGCTGGCCAAGCTCGCGCGTCTCCCTAAACCACGCCACCAATTCTTGCATGCGGCGCGGGGTATCAAACGGCGTTGCCGTTTCGAATACGACGCCGATCATAGTACCTTTTGCGTCAAAGGCACCGACATCATTGCGTAGGGTTTTGTAATCGCCCCGATGCCGCTCATCTTTGGCGCTGTAGAATAACAAATCGCGGTGCAGTTGCTTGATATGGTTTTCCGTGACCGGAATATCCTGCCAGGCTTGAAAAACGGTTTCCATCACGGCAGCATAACCGGCGACTTCCTGTTCATCTCGCGAGGAAAATGGCTGTATTTCCAAATGGGAGAGCAACCGCTCTACCTCACGATCCGTGAGCTTGCTGCCTTCAATACGGGTGGATGAGCCGATGCTTTCAACGGTGGCGACATGGCGCAGGGCTTTCAGCCGCTCAGGGGCCAAGGTACCAAGAGCGCGCCATGCCCCTTTGAATTCGTCAATCTCGGCAATGAGGGTTAGGATTTCGGGGGTGATGTGTAGTTTATCGAGGATTCGCATGAGGGCTCCCAGCCTGATAGCTCACCCGTATTTACACCCACATTCACCCATAAATCAACATCAGAATCCTCAGATGTTGATGTCAACCAACCGCGTCAACCAGGTTGACAAAAACGGGCATGGTTGACAGTTTTGGTTGACAAGAAAACGCGGGAAAATCGGGCATTTAGGGGGCGATTGTCAACCGCGTGTCAACCTTGTGTTTTTGGCTGACGCTAAAAAGATCCTGCGCTTAGCCCACCCGCATAGGTTTTGGGGCGGGGAGGACCCTGTTTTTTGGGGATGTTGTAATGATGCTGGCCTTGACGCCTGTTTTCATGACCTACTGATTCACTCTACCTATGAGGTTATGGTTTTGGTGTACCAACCGTCAAGAGAAAAAATGCACGTATCGTAGCCGTGCGGCTACAAAAGTAGTCCTGCGTAATGGTGCGTAGGTCATCGTTTGCGCCGCCCCTCGTTCATCTCATCCAACGCCTCCCGCAGCCGGATGATGGCATAGCCCTTGCGCCAGCCGCGCTGTTCTTCGTACGCCACCACGCTGTGGCAGACGCAGCAGATGGCCTCCAGGATACGCTGGGATTCCGCGTTAACCCTGTCCATCAAGGCGCGATAGTCATGCACGGCCTGCAAGGCCCGATGGATGGCCTCATTACTGGAGGTGCTTTGATCCACCCGTGGTTCCCATTGTTGCCCGGGGCTGCGGTGGGTGCGCATGAACAGGGTGTAGAGGCGGTCCGCGATGCGGAACTGGTCGTGATTGAGGCCTCGGCAGCGGTCGGGGGCAATGCCGTTGGATTCATCCTCGCAGTACCAGCGATAGTATTTATCAATCGGTCGCTGATCTTTGATGCGGTTGGCGTAGCCCAACTCGGTTTTGATCGGCTCGAACGTCACTCGCGCCTGCATTTCTGGTGTGCCCAGGTCGGCGTACAAACCGCTCGGCAGGATGTGGAGGTTTTTCTTTTTAGGCATGGTTCAGGTCTCCTTTGTGGTGTTTTATGGCCCAGTGCAGCAGGGCGAGGGCATCGGCTTCGTTGTCGTCGGTGGGGGGGTGGCCAAGGGCCTGCATGGCCTTAATCATGGCTTCTTTGGGGGCGTTGCCTTTGCCCGTGGTGAATTGCTTGATCGTGCCCACGGGGACGCCTTGGTAGGGAATCTTATGATGTTCACACCATGCGGTGAGGTGGGCCAGAAAACCGCCGTAAGCATGGGCAGCATCGACCCCGAGGTGGCGGCGGACTTCTTCGAAATACACGGCATCCATCCAGTCCAATGGGAATAATATCTCACTCAGCCAACGTTCAAAGCGAAGGTAGCGCATGCCACCGCCTTCGAAGCGGTTGGGTTTAAACGATACTGTCCCGCTGGTGATTAAACCCTTGGCTGATTGCAATGCCCAACCCGTAATGGTGCCAAGGTCGAGGGCAAGAATGATAGGAGAGATCATTGCATACCCCCTTTCCAAGATTTCCGGCGCACAACCCATTTGGCTATATGGGTATACATTTCCAGTGTATACCCATATATATAATATATAGGTTTCCGGAAACGCGGAAACGCTTTTAAAATCATATAGTTAATCGTTTCCAGCACCATTTTGGAAACGCCGGAAATGGAAATGGTAAAATCTAGGTTTTTCATAGTGTTATAGCCTTTCCGAGGTGAAGCGTTTCCATGGAAATCTGGAAACGCGGAAACGGTAGATTGCATTTTATGTATTTGGCGGGGCGCGGATGGCATGGCTTGCGCCTTCAACAAAGACCCCCTGACCCAAGGCAAATGGGCCATTGGGGACATCCAACCACTGTATGGTCTTTGATCCACCCGCAAGGCACTTGACGATGCGCTGATCATCCAAAAGCTGGCTTACCAGCGTTTCCAAAACGTGCCTGGAAACGTCACGCAGCGTTTCGGGAAGCTCAGCACGCCGCTTGAAAATGCCATTGGCACCCGTATGGGTAAGGGGACGACCCACCCGCGCCAGGGCGGTGACACTGTCAACGATCAGCTCGAGAAAATGGTCATCTTGATCCGTTTTTGTCTTGAGATCGGGGGTGCGGTCGATGAGCAGACCTGTGTTACGGTCACGCACATAGGTGTGGATATTACGATCTGCCGGACCATTGCTCTTGACGACGGCGCCATAGAAGACCCGCCCGCGCAGGAAATCCAGTTCCATCTGGCGGCAAACCTGCCGTGCTTCCTTTTCTTCTGCAGGCCACAGGGCGTAGGCGGCGCGTACACCGTCCACCAGCGCCGTGGTGCCGCGAATAGCATCCCGTGCCTGTTCGGGGGTTTTGATGGGCATGGTGTTGCCCGGCTTGCGCATATGGTGGGCGATGACAAACGCCGCCCCTGTTTCACTGGCCAACGAAGCGATCAACGCGGTGGCGAAGGATCCCGCAACCGGGTCTTTGTTGATGTCGGCATAAAAGAAACAACTGATGGGGTCGATGACTACAAGGGCAAGATCAGGGATTGCCAGCAACTGCTCTCTAAAGGAATAGAAAAACGGCGTAGCCACTGGCCCATCCGCCGTCATCTGCACCAGCGCCATTGGCCCGCCGGCATTGGGCAAGGGAACGATGATCAGCTTTTGTGCCAGGTGAAGGCGTAATTCATCGGGATCAAGCCCTTCCAAGCGGCGGTGGACTTCGGCCTGGTCATCCTCCGCCGTCAAAACAACCGATACCCCATACCGCACCACTTGGCCGCCAAGGGACATAAGGCATCCGCCAACCCCGAAGCAGCCCGAAACCTTCAAGGCAAGATCAAGGCAGATCATGCCTTTGCCAGTATCACCCATGGCGGCGAAGATGGTGACGGCGCCCATGGGGATACACTGGTCAATCAAATAGCGGCGTTCTGGCGCTTTTCCGCTGTACCGTATGGCGACCCAATCCGTCAGCTGGATGGCATGACGTTTTATTGGTGCAGAGCCAGAGGATTGTAGAAACGCCGGAATGTCGAACCCTTCGATAACAGCATCGCCGGCATCCCACTTGGGCGGTTTGCCGGCAGGCGGGGTGAGAACGGCCACCGAGGCCGCACCCGCCAGCCGCAACGCATCGGCAGCACGCAGGGCATAGGCTTTGCCTGCCTCGTCGTTATCGGGCCAGATCAGGACATGCTTACCCTTGAGCGGTGACCAGTCGGTTTTCTCGATGGGGGCATTGGCACCATTCATGGCGGTGGTGGCACAGATGCCTTTAGCAATCAGCGCATCGGCACACTTTTCACCTTCTACCAGAACCACGCGGTCCGCCTTGGCGATGCTCGGCTGGTTGTACAATGGGCGTGGGTCGGGGGCTTTGTGACGGCGGGCTTTAACATCCCAAGGACGGAATTCTTTGCCGTCCGGTGTGTCGTAGCGGTAAACGCAGGCGATCAGGTTGCCAGCCGTGTCCAGATAATCCCAGCGAGCGGTGGCGGGGCCGAGATCGTCCGTAGGCGGCTCGCGGCGGGGTGGTACTGAACGGACAGGAGCCGTACCCATCCAGTTGTCAATGCTCTCCAGAAGTCGGCCAAAATCCCGCCGAGCATCTAGCTGGTGTGCCGCAGCCCATAGGTCGAACACATCGCCGCCTTCACCCGTGGCAAAATCCTGCCACAATCCCGCTTGTTGCCCCCGCAGCGTGACCGACAGGCTATCACCGCGCTGGCCGTTAAGGCCGCCGATTTTAAACGCGCCGTTACGGATTTTGCCGCTGGGAAACAGATGATGCAAAACGCTGGAAAGCTGACCGATCAATGTCCTGCGCAGCCGCTCCCGCCGTGCCTCGAAGGACTCTTCCGGCATCTGATCAGCGGCATCATTGAAATCCAACCAGTGGATATTGTTCATGACTGCCCCCAGCATCGGTCTTGCCAGGCGCACATTTTGCAGATGTGGTGTGCGGGATCATTGGCAATGCGCGGCAGCCGTTCGTGGGCATCGCAGGCTTGCAGAATGTTCACCGCCCTGTCGCTCATCTTTTGCGCCAGCGCGGGATCGAACGGCAGCAGTTCGACATAGAGTTCCGCCGTATCCTTGTTAATGGCGGTGAACAGCGCGGGATTTCTTGCGACACCCGGCACCGTGCCGTCCAGATACGCCTGATAGATAGCGATTTGCGCGGCATAAACGGGCTTTGAGAGCACCAACCCGCGCTTTTGTGTGTCCTTCCACGACTTGTTATTCAGCGCTTTGCATTCCCACAGCATGGGGAAGGTTAGCCCCAGATCAGCGGGTGCGTTGTTCAATTATCTTGACAAATAACGAAATTTTAGTGTATTAGTGATACTGCTGTTTGAAGTAATAAAAAAAATGAATAGAAGTTCCCAAAATGGCAGAAAATAAAACAAATGAATCCTTACTAGAAGCCATTTCTCGGCACTCTGGTAGTTTAGCAAACACAAAAGCCATGATGGTCCCGCCTCCGTTTCGATGGATGGTTGCCGTTGTTCTGTTCGCACTTTTTATCATCATAACGACTTTTGATTTTATTGCCGTTTCTTTTGCCAGTAACGTTTATATGAATGGGATCATTTGGTCCACTTGGTTGATCGGAACGTTCGTTGTCATTAAGCAAAACCTATCGGTGGATCAAGCGACGCGGCTTTTACGAGAAGCTGATAATTTTAAAACACAGGATGGCAAGAGGCCGAGCCGGCAAGATCTGGTCGATTATATTGACAAAATGGGTCGTCGCAATGCCATTATTGATAACTTTAATTTTCGTTGTGCCATCGCCAATATAGAACGCACAGGACGCATCGTTTTTTCCCATAATGATGCAAAGATTTTTAAATCCAAAGTGGGGCAACGCCTTACGCGCTACCGAGGTATACAGAGCTATATATCCGGCCTGCTGCTGTTATTAGGACTTTTGGGAACCTTTGTAGGGCTCTTAGCAACCATTGGCTCTGTTGCGGATATTTTTGTCACATTGGATCATAATCTAACCAAACCAGCGGCCTCTTCAACGGAAAATCCTGCCGCAACAGGCTCACCCGAACAAAATGCGGATCAACAGGCCTCTGAATCCTCGATGAAAGAGCCTGCCCCCGCCTCTGGATCAGTACCTGATATTTCACCCCAATCACAACAAATGGTTATTGTCCAACTGATCAAAGACATGACCAAGCCCTTACAGGGTATGGCAACGGCGT